CCAGTGTCCGGACATTTGGCAGCCGCAGGCCTGGTCGATTTGCTTTCTTGAAATTCCTGCAGCAGTTCTGGCATTGTCCAAATAACTGCGAATCGATTCAAAGGCGAACGGCATTTTTTTGCGGCTTTCGGCAAAGAGGATGTGTTCGGTTTGGGGGAAGTAGCGGCGCAGGGATTCTTTGTTGCCGCCGTTATGCCGACCGCTGGGTTTGCGCCAGATCAGGTGGTTAAGCAGGTTAAAGCGCTGGCTTACGGCAACGTCTACCTGTGTGGCCAGATGCGGCCCGGCAAACAGGTATAACGAACCGGCCGGTTTTAGCACGCGGTGATATTCCACCAGAATACTATCCAGCCAGGCGAAAAAGTCGGCTTTGCTTTGCCATTGATTGTCCCACGCTTCGCCTTTGACCTTGTAATAGGGCGGGTCGGTGGCGATCAGGTCGATGCTGTTGTCGGGCAGTTGCGACAGTAAGGTTAACAGTCGGTGTTATGTACGGTGATGCCGTTGTTTTGGTAGGTTCTCACGAGTTTCACTCTTGCAATGACACTCGTGGTGTTCAGGTTTGGGGCTCTCGGCCCTCAAGAAATTTAGTGTGTTACAGCGCGGGCATTTGATCTGCAATGTTTGATAGATGCCCATGCCTAGTTTTTTGCTGCAGGCTCCGCAACGGATGTCTTCCATGATTGGCCTTTGTTCTTGGTTATGCCATCCTTGGCATCTGGATCCCGGCATTCCCTGCCGGGATGACGAGGTTCTTTTGTTATACCGACGAACTGTCTTAATCAGGCGGAGCGGTTTCGGTTATGTTATCCAGCCTGGTTTTAACCGCACCGGTACCGGTTCTCACTCCGGCAATATTACTGGACTGAACCGGCGCAGCGGTATTGCTGGTACCGAATTGAACCCCTGAATGGGTATGCGACTCCAAAATATTGCACAGATTAATCACCAGTTGCATCAACTCGGATAATTGTTTCAGCACGTTTTCATTATTCGATCCCACCCAGCTTTTAGGCGCCAGCGATCGGAACTTAACTTGACTGATGATATTAAAATCACCCAGCGCCGATAGGTCAAAGCGCTGGCCGCTGGTCAGCTGCATGCCCATGCTGGCCAGAATCTTTTTAATGCCGCCGATGGTTTCGGTGTCATTTGTGTCTACAGTCTTGGCGCTAACGGTATAGTTTTCGTCGTTTTCCGTCGCCGTGCTGGTCTTTTTCAAACTGCTGTCGGTCATAGTCCCGTCAGTCACCCGCGCGTGGTTGCCGTCTTTATCGATGGTCTGATAACTCCCGGCTGAATGCTGCAAGCGCATCTCGCCCCGTTCGACCGGAAACTGGCTGCGGCCATGCGGTAAAATGCAACGGATAAACGGTTTATTCGGGCTGCCGTAAGCAAAGCCGATCTCCACCCAAGCGCCGTTCTCCGGAAACGCCGCCATGCCCATTTCATGTCCGGATACCGGCATCGGCAAGGCCAAATCCTTAAGCACCGGAAAAGCCGTGTCCGGCTCGCCGTGCTCATCCAACACCTGCACATCCACCGCATAGACCGGTCTGAACTCGTCGCAAATCTCGCCGCCCTTGGGCGTTTCGCGCGCGGTGACCACCTCGGCAAAGCGGGGCAGGTGATAGCCGCCGGCCAGCTCCGGATAGGCGTTTTGTATCATGCGTTTTATGGTTTTTTCCATGTCACCGTCATTTGGTTGCCGCTAAAATCCACTTGGGTGACGATATTGCCGTTCATTAACACGCCAGGTCGAAGCGCCGGAATCGATACCAATTTGGCGCTGTTGTTGGATAAATGCTCGGTAAACATGTTCGCCGGCAGCGCCAGCGGTAAGTCGGACCAGCGCGAATCGTGCCAGCTTCCCGCATAAATCACCCCATGCCCTTGTTGCTGCCAGAAATAATCCGTAATGCCGAACACCCGCTGCATCGACTGCATGGCCTGATAGCCGTTGCCCAGGTTATAAAAATTCGCTACCTTTTTAGTGCTGTAAGCGCCATCGCCGACCGCAAAGGTCAGACCGGTCTTATTATGGATCTCGGCAATCACCTCTTGTAGGGTCACATGGCGCAAATCCAGCGGCAGCGGGGCAAATAGCGTCGCCGACAGCTCCCTGCAAAACAGCTTTTGTCGCCGGTCTACGGTGTTGACCGTTTCAATAAACCCCAAAAACACCCGTTGCATCGTGTCGTGCTTGGCGTAGCCCAAGGTAAACGAGACGATCTGTTTAGCCTCGACCGGCGTGTCGGCCGCATCAATTAAAAACTGTGCCCGCCCTGGTGAATTAAGATCCAGCACCACCCGATCTTCGATGACATGAAAAGGAGCGTTGTTGATGTTCAGTTGCCGGTCCAGCTTCATTGTTTACCCAGCCAGTCATCGGCGACTTTAAGCGATTTTTCCAGCGGGGTCAGTTCAACCGTTTGATCGGTTACCGCTGCGGGTGTGGACGCACCGACCGCTTGGCTGTTAACCGGCGTGCCTTTTGCCGACTGCTCGGCAACCTGTTTGGCGTCCTTTCGCGCTTCTTTCTTTTCCGGTACCGACAGGTGTTCTGACATGGAAAAACTAATGCTCCAGTCCTGTGTTGTGTCATTTTCTTTGATCGAGAACGACTCATCAAAGAAGCCTTGGCGCATATTCGCAGCATTGGCCGTGTGGTTGACGATGTTGTAAATGACCCGCTCGCCATTGCCATCCTTAGCCTCGGCCATGCTGACCAACCGGCTCAACAAATGGTCATCGATAAACTTGATCGACGTTTGCACCTTTAGGCTTTTGCCCTTGTCGCCCTTGTCTGCCTTGGCCGTGGAACTACCGTTGCCGCTGGTGTCCTCGCTGGGAAATTTCAAATCCAGAGAAAATTTTTGCGCATGGCCAGGAACCTTTTCGCCATTTAGATGCAGGCTCACGCGACAATCCCCTTCAGCAACGCCAAATCAGTCGCAGAACCGGTAAACAGCATAATTGCCGTCAGCGTGTATTTATGGTCGGGAGCGCCTTGGGTGATCGTTCCGGCAATATCGCCCTCGGCATAAAACCGCCAACCGGCTCCGCCTGAAAGCTGAGCTTTGGCGGCGTCCAGCGCGGCGGATACCGCAGCGGCGGCAGCGGTTTTTTGCGCTTGGTAATTAGTCAGATTGGTAATGGGGCTGGACATCTCAAAGGCCGCAGCGGCGGCCTGTGCCTGTTGCACTAGCGCCGATTGCCTCAAATTGGCAATCGTACCCAACCCGGATAGGTGCATGGCTTGCGCGGCAATGGGTCCGGCCGCTGCCGGTAACGCGAACTTGTTGGTCTCCAGCGGAATCAATGCCGCCGCTTTACGGCCCAGCGCATCAAATTCGCGTAGCGGAAACGCCGCATTTAATGCGGCGATGTCTGCCGCAAAATCGGTCAGGTTGGCCGCAGCAATAGCAATGCCCAGTGCCGCCTGCTCGGTGGTCAGAGTTTGCGCCAGCGCCTTAACGGCATTGGGAAAACTCAGGTAACGATAATGCCCGGAACCCTCGCCAACGCCATGCAGCCAGGGATGAACAATGCGCTTTTGGATACTGCCGCCCGATTGGCTATCAATCGCGGCGGCATTACCCGCAGGTGGGTTAATGGTTAGGGGTGTCCAGGCCATTACCAGACGATAGCGTCAAAATCAGCTTGCGTCGGCGCAGGTAAATTAGTGACGGCGGCAATCTCGGGCAACTTGAGTTCGTAGTGGTCGAATTGGGCGGAAATATGCGCCTCAATATCATTACCCAGTGCCATTAGCTGTGCATGGGTATGGAGCAGCCTGGCTTTAACATCATCAGCATCGGTGCAGGTGAATTTTCCGCCGTTGCCCAGTGTGATCAAGTCATTCAGGAACTGGCGGTTTTCCGGTTTAGTGCTGTACGTGTGCGGCGAACCTAGTGCGTTGCTGGTTATCGAGCGCACAATTGCATTATTGCGATCGGTTTCAATGCGCAGATACGCACCCTGCTTCGCATTCTCTAGCAATTGCACAGACGTAGGCGCGGGTAGAAATACCGCAACCGGGTATCCGTTTTCATCAGGCTCTATCGTTGCCCCATTTTGATTGTCAATTAATAACGATTGGTAATACTCAATCGATATTTCAATAGAATCGGGTCGCCCCTCCGCAAAACCGCGTACGCTTGCTGAATAATATTTAACAGTCATTTTTAATATCCTGTAGCTTCCCAATAAACCCACGATGCGACGTTAGCGCCCAAGGATGTTGTTTTAAAAACAATTTGTGTCACCGATGCGCTCGCTACGTTACAGATATAAGTGCCTTGAGTAGCATTAGATACTCCTAATGCCGATACTATTGCAGTTCCGAAAGCCTCTGGGAGCGTCAACGTCGCGTCTCCAGTTGCATTCGTTAAAATTTTACCTGTTTGTTTTAACAATCCGCTTGGGAGTCGTTGAGTCGTATTGGTGCCAAATGATGCTTTAAATGATTGCGAATATTTTTGCGTAGCATTGCCATCGGCCATATACCACGAAGAAATGCCGTCGGTAACGAGCGATATAGTATCCCCATAACCTATAGTAAAAGAGTTGATCCCATTAGATGCCCCTGCCGGATACATTATATCTGCACCGGATCGTTGAATCGTATTGCTAGAACTCCATCCCCAGCCAAGAAACGAGATCGCAGTTCCATTAGGCAGGCTAGCAGCCAGCGGCAGCGTCATGGTCAGACCGTTCCCCGCTAGAAGAACCAGAGCCCCCGCGTCGTAGGCAGTTAATGCCGTGTTGGCGTTGTATAAATTAACCCGTGAGAATCGTTTTCCGAATAACTCATTAACGACATTGTTTCCATCTATCCATACCAGATCAGTCTGCCCTTGAATTACCAGAATACCGGTTCCTGTTGCCGTTTTAACTGTTAATTTAAAGTTGCCTGATGTGGCGTTCTGTACAGTCCATTTTCGTGTAGGGCTAGATTTGACAATAACGTTGATATTGCCAGTTAATGCGCCGATTAGTTTTAAAATGCCGTACTCGCATTCGGCGTCGGTCAGTACCACATCAACGCCACCGGCTACGGATTTAGTCAGCACGCCGCCCGCTACTTTTTGCACATAAGGCACAGTCGCCCAGTCGCCGCCGGTAACCCTTACATCGGTCACACTGCCGTCAGCGGCAATAGTGGCAATCTTGGTCACGTAATGATTAAAGCCGAGACCGTCGGTATAATCTGCATGCCCGCCCGCATCAATAATAAAATCGACGACCGCCGATACGTCGGAAATATCGCCTTGTAACGACACATCCAGCCAGATAGATTTGGGCGGACCGGCAACGGTAACCTGCTGGGTAATGGCGCTGGCAATGCGTATGCCACCGACGTAGCCGATTCCGGGCAGGACATCGTAGGTTGTCGTTGCACCGACGCGCTGCACATTCCAGCCGGTCCCCAAAAATGCTTCATGCCCGTAAATGTCGTAATTACTCAGCCGCTCGCGCTCATCAATGCCGTGCAGTCGGGCATTGAAATCGATCTGCCAGGTTGCCGCCGGCACTGCAATGGCCGTAGTCGCAGTAATGCCGGAAAAGGCAATCAAAAAATTGCGCGTCAGGTTGTTTCCGTGAATGGCGCCGGTGGTTTTGCGTTTTTGGATCAGCGGCGTGTAGGTACACGCAATCAACACCCCGTCAGCATCTTTTAGCCCGACCCAGTTGAAGTCGTAATCGCCCAGGGATGAATCCATCACCAGCGAGTAAACTACCTGGTTGCCGTTGACATAGCCGGACGAGGTAACCGGCAAGGTCGCCATGATATTGCCTGCGGCGGGCATGGCTTCAATGCGGTTGACCGGTTCCGATCCCAACCCGGCAATATTAGCCAGCACAAAATGAGTGATCGACAAAACCTGCCCGGCGCCTTGCTTGGCCGCAATCTTGTTTTCACCGGTTACCGTTATAAATGCCATAAAATCTCCTAAAGTTTGGCTATTGCCAGATCCCAGCTGTTGCCGGTCGCTTTGTTGTCAATTGTTGCGCCAGCTGTCCACGGCGACGGCTGTTGTATGGCCGCATCAAACCACCAGGTATGTCCGGTAGCGCGTGCATCGACGGTCATCAGCATCGGCGTAATCACCTGCAGCTGGTAGCGTCTGCAAGTGCGCCCATATTTTTCGATAATCTTCTGCAGCAACTCCATATTGTTCGATAGCTGCGAGTCGCTTAAGCGCAGCAACACCACATCCCAGTCCACCGGATCAACGCGTTCGTCGATTTCCAGATAGCCGATGCCCAGCCGTTCAAAAATAGCGATAAACCCGGCTTTGCTGCCCGCGTCTTCTGCATTGACATAAGCGAAGCCCACCCGCTTGCGGTACAGCTCCAGCGGTTCGTCTTTAAAACGTTGAATATCCCGCTGATAGGCCAACAGGTTTAAAATGCCCTCGCTACAGGTCAGCGCGTCGAATTGCGTCAACGGCCATTGCATCCATGATTCTATTTTTGCCCAATAGGCGGTGGCCGCGTCGCGGAGCTTGACCAGCTCGATGCCTTCCAGCCAAAACGGTAGGCCGATCGGGTCCATTATTCAGTTACCGCCATGTTGATAGTCAGCGCGGATAGCGTCGGTATATTCATGCCGGACACAATGTCATCAAGGCTGAATTTGATACTATGAATAGTGGGAAACCGAGTCTTCAGCTCTCCGCCCAGTGTGGAAAAACTAAACCGGCTATGCGGATAGGTCAGGGTAGGGCTATAGGCTTTGTTCTCACGAAACGCCGCGCGGATAAAATTCTCAATATCCGTCTTCAGCTGGGCAATCTGTTCGTCGGTTAAAAACGGTTTGTGCCAAATATAGGTAGTCAGTGCGTCGGTGGTTTCCGGCATCGCGTACACCTGCACGTCGTCGCCGTGGCCGTGGTGGCCATCGTCGGTAATGTAGGTATTAATGTCGGCCAGGTATTGAGTGGCCGGTGCATCGAAATCGAACAGCACAAATGCATTGGCTGTGCCGGGTCCGCGCGGGGCGTTATGCTCAAACCAGATTGCGTCGATTGCCACGCCCGGAAACTGGCTGATCAACGCCCGGTAAACGCTGTCGGTATGGAAGTCGGATGCGGTACCGAATTGGTTGCGCACCCGGTCGCGCAGGTCATCATTGGTTTCGTCATCGGTGCCGGGCGCGGTCAGCCAGCCGTCGGCATTGGTCACGCTGGTGATACCGGCAATCGGCGCTTTTAAAATACTGTAATAGCCGACCGCCAGGTTGTAGGCGTCACCCACGGCGGCGGCTGTGCAGTTAACCATCACCGTAGCCTGTCCCGGCAAAAACGCGGTAGCGGCATCGGAGATCATTTCATAGACGAAACCGTTAATCGAAGCGGTTTGAATAACCGTTCCGGCTGGGATCGTATACGCCGCCGTCACATCGGCACGGGTAAAGGTGATTTTGCCTTTGGCCGCACCCGCCGGTTTGCGGGTCAGATTAACCGCCCAGGCGAGCAGCTCCAGCCAAACGCCGGTCGCGGATTTTACGAACGAATTGGGCAGCACTGTGTCGGCGATAAACGCAATCAGCCACAGCACTGGCTTAGTAATTATCGCAGTCGTAACCTTCCAGAATGGTGAATACTCATTATCATTGCTGATGGCGTAGTTTTGCGCGGTCACCTCGGCTCTCCACGCTGTTTCAAGCTCGGTTTGCGTGGTCGGGATGCCGCTGTCGCTTAAGATTTTGTAGTAATTAACGTCGCTCATGCGTTTGCCTGCAGGCTGATTTTTCCGAACTTAACGGTGTCGGCAGTGATAAAAAACAATTCCGTTCCCTGCCGGGTGATCTTGATCGTGCCCGGTACCAGTCTTAGGTCGTCTTCTATTTTTAGTTCCAGCCGTTGCAGCAACAGCGCTATTTTTGCGTTGTCGCGTTCGCCGATACATGCCGACAGCAAGCCGCAGTCGCGGATTAAATGCCGGGTATCCTGAATAATGCTGTCGCGGTCGCCGAGTAGCGAGGGTTCATTGCCGGGGCCTGGGGTCAGGTCGTTGTTGGTGATGCGTAGGTCGATATAATCCATGACTATCCCGCCGCCATTTGCAGCTCATCAGCCAGCTGTTGGCCTGAGCCGGGCTTGCCGTAGTTGTTGACAGTGATGCCGCCCACGCTAACCTGTTTGCTGTTGTTGGCGTTGGTAATCTGGCTCATGATGCCACCCTTGGGCACGCTGGTAGACTGGCTGTTGCTGAGCGAGGCAGGTGGTGCAATCGGTGCAGGCGCCGCAAAGCCGTCAGATAAAAGACCGGGTGCCGGTTGTTGTAGCCATTTCGGCTGTGTATCCATCGCTGCAAGCGGTTGAGCAACCGGAGCGGGTTGAGCAATAGCCGCAGGCGTGGACAGATTTACCAGCACCGGTGGTTGAGCAACCGGAGCGGGTTGAGCAATAGCCGCAGGCGTGGACAGATTTACCATCATCGGCGGTTGCGTAGCAGGTTGCTGCGGTGTAAATCCATCCGTTAAAAGACCGGGTGCCGGTTGCTGTAGCCATTGCGGTTGCGCCGCCATTGCCGACAACGACGGCGCGGCGGTTTGAGGGCCTGTAATCGCGGCGGGTGTGTCCAGTTTAGCGGGTAGCGGATTGACCGCCCCGCCCAGGTCGATATTAACGCCGGGGATTTTGTTGAGCAGGCCGATCAGCTGATCCGCCCCGCTGAGCAGGGATTCCCAAAGGTTGAAATTATTAAACCATTCCTTCAAGCCGGTAAATGCGGCGACTGTGGTTTCAATCATCGAAACCACGCCCAGCTTTGCCGCTTCGTAACCTGCGGCCATCGTGTCAAAGATGCTCATGCCATACGTCCATTGCGACCAGATATCAAGCAAGCGATAAATGGCGTAACCGATAGCGCCGATAGCGACCACCGTGGCAGTGATCGGGCTGGTAAGAACCGCCATGACCAAGCCAAAGCCGGTCATTACCAACATGCCGACGCCGACCACAACAGACAGCGCCGACAGCGCGGCAATAATGCCGATAATGCCGAATACCGCGTAGCCGATGTAGCGGGTGATATTCGGGAACAGCTCCATCCAGCGCATCAGCTTTTCGCTAATGCCGATGATGCCGTTAAATACCGGCGTTAATACCGGCAGCATTTTTTGCCCGAGCATAATAATCAGCGCATCGCCTGCCTTGCTCGCCCGTTCCCAGGGCTGCGTCATCGCATTGGCCATGTCGATAGCGCCCTGCAATCCGGTTTGTTTACCGACTTCATTAATACTGCCGCTCAGGCCGTCAATATTGGTTGATAGCAACTTGACCAGCGCGGTGGCCTCTTGGGTGCCGAAAGCTTTTTTCAACAAGTCGGATTTAGCGACCGTATCAATATCCCCGTACTTACCCTTAATCTTTTCCAGAATACCGACCATCGGCAGCATTTTGCCTTGGGAATCCGTGAATTTTAAACCGAGTTTGTCTTGTGCATTACCGACGCCGTCCAGGAACGCGCGGTATTTGGTACCGGCCTCGCTGCCCGACATGGTCGCTTGTAATGTACCCAGCACCGCCATTTGCTCGGCCATGCCGACGCCCATGGTTTGCGCGCCTGCGCCCAGGGTGGTGAACGCTTCGGACATGCCTTGCCCGGTGGTTTTAAAAATATTCACCGCGACCGCCGTTTGCCCAGCCATCATATCGATCCAGTTGGCCTTACCCATAGCGTCGGCGTTTTTTTGGAAAATGCCGTACATGGTGCCGACATAGTTGGTAATGGTGCCCATGTCGGCTTTAGTCCCTTTAGCCAGAATGGCCGAGGCATTGGTGAACGCGGGCAGTTCGTTACCGGATAATCCGGAAATAGCGCCTTGTATATCGTACGCAGAGCTGACGAATTCGGCCGCCGATTCACCGTATTTAACGCTAAATTTCAGCGCGGCGCTGTTCAGTCCATTGAGCACGTCTTTGCCGACATTCATCGACGAGATTTCGCCCAGCGCGGTGTTCATTTCCTTGGCAGGCTGCAAAACACTATCCAGCGAATACGCAGCCCCCGCCAGCCCCGCCGCACCGTAGCCGATTTTATTAAAACCGCCTTGGATGCGCGAGGTGACGCGGTCCATGTTATTCATCATGGTTCGGGCCGGGCCGGACATACGGTCCATCAATGACACCTGAAACAATAGCCTATTTAATCCATTCATCCGTTAAACACCTTTAGCACGCCGTTGGTTATCGCGGCTGTTGTATTGTTCCAGTGCCGTGTCTCCAGCCATAACGCAGCCGCCATCGTTTCGTCAGTCAGCGGTTGCCCAGGGAGCCAATACTGAGCCAGCACACGCAGCTGGCTATAGCCGTTCTCGCCAATATTTTCAGCGAGTCGCTCTACTTTTTTACCGTAATCTCGATCCCCGCTCCGGCTTCTTCATAAAGTGCTCCGGATACTGCCATAACCTTGGCACCATTGGGTAACCCATTACGGAGTACCAGCTTTTTAAGACGATCTTTATCATCAGGTACGATGGTGCTCATCAAAAAATTAAAACTTGCGGAAATCTTTTGTTTTTCTTTTATTTTTTCGATGTATTCATTCAATTTATTTGTACTGACATCGAACGCAAACTCTTCTTCGCCTACTTTTAGCGTAATCAGATCAGTGTTTTCGTTTTTTTCATCTTTGCTTTTGTTGACATCTGCTGCAACCATGCTCTTCCCCTTGTTCAATTAAAAAAATGTAGGTTGGGTTAGCGTGAGCGTAACCCAACGTTTTGCGCGTTTGTGTTGGGCATAAACGGCATGCCCAACCTACGGTCTATGGTTTACGGCCCTTAAGCCTAAAATAGACATTTGTTATCCAGGTCAGCAGGCCCAGCGCTGCACCGACTACCCAGGTATGGTGATCGATGAAGGTCAGCCAATCGCCGACGACCAAATATCCGCTGATGAAATAGCTCAGCTTTGACGATAAATTACTCATGGTTTCATGCGAGTCCATACGCTACCCCTTACCCTGAAAAAACGCCTCATCGCCAAACTGATTAACGGCCTCGTAATATTTCAATGCCCGCCGGTGCCGTAGCAACTTTAGCCATCCGCCTCGGTGGTTGATGAGCGTCAACAGGTTATCCATTAAATTCCTATCGGCGCGGTCTTTATCCGCGAGGCTTACGCCCACGCCGTAATCGTAATCGTGGATGTTGAACGCCTCGGTGCAATCCAGTCCCCACATGGTGTTGGGTATGATGGAACTGATCCATTGCCCGGCCGCACCGGCACCGTTGCAAATTTTTGCCTTTTCTTCAGGGCTTATGTTTTTGTACCCCCAACTGCTGATTAGGCTTGGGCTTCCTTGTCCTTCGTTGGCTGGCATAACGCCACCTCATCCAATAATGTGTAACTGAATCCGTTGCCGTACTTTGCCGCGGACTGATGAACCAACGCCATAACCGCGTCGAAATCGACTGAGTTAGCGAACACCTGGCAACCGGCCGAAACTTTGTCTGTTCTTAACGTAAGCATGTTGGCGCCTGCACGGTGCAGGTTGATGCCGAAATAACCGGTCTGCTCGCGTTCCCTATCCAGATGCGCGTCTTTATTGCGATCGCGATAAACGGTCATCGGGCCGCGTTGAACCAGGGCGATGTATTTGCCCTGGTGCGCGCCGATTTGCCAGCATTTTGGATAATGGCCGGGTTTTAAAATGGCGCAGCCGTCCACATTAATCGGCTGTTTGAGATAGCGGCGGCCAGGATCGGTAGTGATCGGGTAGGTCTGCATTTGCATTTTCCCCGCCGCGTCCTCGTGCAACACGCACAGCAGGTCGTTGAAGGTGTCGGTATCAGTGTCCGTCGCCCGGATGCCGATCAAGGTGAGGTTAAGCTCACCTTTAAAAATGGGAGGCATCCCTGCCTGAGAGAGAGCGTCCGTTATTTGTTTAATCGATGGTTTCATTACAGATCCCTGATGTCGTTGGCGCTGAGGTACGGCACGCCGTCAATACGCACAAAGTCGGGGCTGGTGACCTCGAATTTGATTTTGTGCTTGTTCTTTTCGCCGCCTTTGCCGTCCAGGTTGAACAGGTCGGAGATCGACAACAGACAGCCGAAAAACTCCTGCTTTTGCTCGTTATCGATGTTCTTGCCGACGCAAACGATGTCGAAGGGTGGCATTTCTCGAATGCTGCCTGCTGATCTGGCCACATCAATCAAAATCTTCAAATTGATGCTATCTACTTCCATATCGCCGGAACAGGCGACATCGCCGTTGACGTAGCCGTCCGGGATGCCTCGCTTTTGCACCGCTTTTCGGTTATCGGTAATGCTGGCGCTCATATTTTCGACATGAACCATGTGGTCGCCGATCATGACGTCGAAGTCCTGTCCTGATAAATGTTGTCCGTGTTTATTTGCCATGACTCGATCCTTAATTAACCGGTGCGGATAAATCTAAAATGATGTTGGCCGTCAAGTCCTTGGGGATCTCTAGCGGTCGCGCTTTAATAAAAATCTCGACTTGGGTGCGGGTGATCCAATGGATAGCAATATCGCCGTCCAGCGGCGACTTAAGTTCAGCCGGAAACGGGATGCCCTGAAAGTCATAAGAGCGGCTCATCTCGAACAAGGGCCGCATCAACTTGCTGATTGCCCAGGCGGTGCCGATAGGGCTGGAGTTAAAGCGCCGGTCGCCGACCAATCCAATCAGTACCAGGCGCACCGCGCGGGCCGCTTTATCGATCACCCGCAGGTTTTCAACCACGGTGTAATCGCCGGTGGTGACATCGAGCATTTGCCCGTCGCTCCAGTACACGCCTTCGTAACCCGGATAAAACTGCGGTACGCTGAAACGCTGATCGTTCAGAGCCTTGGCATGGGCATTGTTGTAGATGATGCCGTCCTTGTCCCTTGGAAAGGTCGATTGATCCTGACCCACCAGTGAGCCGGTATTAACGCGCATCGGTGTGTCGGCAACGCTGGTTTGATAGTTGCACAAGCGCCCGGCGTAAATGCCGACCGCATCGTTGTAAAGGTAGGGCACAACCGATACGCGCATCGCAGACAGCGACGCAGTTAAAGCCGTCAGCGCGGTAATGTACGTTGACCAGGTTTGTCCGGTGACAGGCGTTGGGTTAATAGCGGCAGCGGCTGCGATAAAGAACAGGCGACGGCCATAGGTCGCGTTAGTTTCGACGGCTTTAGTATGCATCGCGGTCAAATCCGCTTGCACGGCCACCGGCGTACAAACCACACAAGCTTCGATTTTGACGTTGTTGTTCATCGCCATGTCGAACGCGGCTTCCCAGAGTGTGCCGTTTGCGACCGGAACCGCGCAGCAGCCCCAGTTTTGCCCGGCATTGGCTTTGGCGGCTTTAATTTGGCGCTTGATTTCCGAATCCGCTGCGCCCAGTTCTGTATCCAGATCGCTGTCGGTGTTCAAAAACAGCAGGGTGTTTTGATGGGTCGCGCCTTCGCCGATGAAGAGAAAATACTTCTCGACAGTGGGAAACGGCCCTTGATTTAAATTAAGGGCGTTGACTGTAATTTTACCTAATGCCACGGGCTAACTCCTGTTCCATGTCGTCATAAATTTGATTAATGTATTGCCGTATTTCGGCATTTGTTGCACCAAGAAAGCTGCGTGCCGGCAATCGAGTAAGCCACGTAATATTTCTGCTTACGCCTTGTTTTTCGCGCATCGACCGAATAATGGTTCCGGCTCTGGCGACGGTCATATTCGATTTAATCCAGCTCAACCCGACCGTTTTCATTCGCCCGTTTACCTTGGCTTTAAATCCCAGCGTCCTTAGCTCTAAAGCTTGCCTATTGGTAGCCGGGGCAAAGGCTGCCGCTGCAAACGCCGCTGAGTTTGTAGCAGATATTCTGTTACCGTTCAGCGTCCTCCGTCTGCGGCTTCTCATGTTTATCATTTCGGTAGATCCATGTTGCTGAATGTAAGCAACTTGACTCCATCTGGGATTGTAAAAACCGACTGTCGCGCTGTCGCCGCTCGCCTCGATCACCTTTAATTCTTTAACCAGCCTGCTGAGCATCTTGCGCCGGTCATGCGTCCGCTTTCTGTGCCTTCCCTGATATGGGTTGCCGTCTAAGTCGCGCTGTTCGCGCACCCGCTTTTTACTATCCTGAGCCACTTTTTTGGCGACTCGTGCCACCAGCCTGCGGCGCCGATTCAGCCCAAGGTGCAACATTCCCATCTGTCGGCGCAAATCTTCAAAGCCCAGCAAATCACACTGTACCTCTCTGGTCATGTGCGTATTTCTCCAGTCAGCACATAATCGATTTCCGGATCTGCTATTCGGTACATTTTCCCTTTCAGTGGGATCGTTCCGGACGGGTCTTCCACTCCATAAACGTCTTCTTCGAATTCGATCTGTACTTCAATATTCGCGGTGCCGTTATCCAATATGTCAATGCTGGTCTTTGGCATGGGTATTTCTTCAGTGCCGTTGCCTTTTTCCAGTAAATACGCGCATATTTGCCCAAACAACTCTTCGACGGGGTGTTTATCGAACGGGTAATCGTCAATAAAAAACAATCCGGTATAGGTCTGCCGGTACAAAATTACGCCCGGTTGGTTTAGTCCGGTATCCAGCGTTGCAATCCGGCCGGATGGGATGATCTTCGGCTCGTCGGCGACGCTTTCAATGCTTTCCGCTGCTACCAGGTTCAGGTTGATCAGCAAGGCGGTTAATTCGGACAGTTGCTTCATAGCAGCACCGCCAAGGTATTGTGTTTGTGAAATACCGGCTCAGCGGGCAGGACGCGTTTAAAAACCTCAGCGATCGAGGCTTGGCTTTCATCCAACCAATAAGTCTCGGTGTCGTCGCCTTCTTTGGCTTGGTTATCGGCTTGCGGCCTTCGGTTAATGGTCGCGAAATTCTTTAGCAATCCTGCTTTTGCGCGGGCAAAAACCGCGTTTTTGTAGTGCTCGGTAAAAACATCACTCTCGTTAATCGGTTCCGGGTGCGCGGTGGTGTAATCCGCCAGACTGGCGTAACCGTCAGCTATCAGCGCAAACTTAACCTTGGACAGCTTGTCGTTTACCCGGATCATCGCCAGGGTTAAACCGGTTTTGATCACGCCATCGGCATACTCAGCCGGAATGCGATAGTTATCCATCAAATCACCGAGCATTAGCGTAGGCCAAAAGCCGTCATTAGCCAGGGCGACAGTGGTGGTTAATGACGATTTACCGGTTAGGCTCATTAGCCGCAGATCCCGTTTTCTGGGATGAACGGATATTTCAGACGGATAACTCGCAATGCGGCTGCTCTGATAGCGGAATCCTGGGCGCTGTCGCAGTAATCCTGTTTGGCCTGTTTAATTTTTGCTTCTTCGCGGACGACGATATGGGTGATGTCGCCCAGCTGATAGCCGTTGTCCAGCTCAGGTGTTGAGCAGGCGGGCAGCACCAAAGTCATCGACATAGCCACCATTAGCAAATAATGCTTTTTCATGTCTTATTCCGTAAAAATGTAGGGTGCGCTGTGCGCACCATGATTAGTGCCTGGACAAACAACCTGCTGAGACGTCAACTAAATCAAAGTGAGTCACAGTTGGTGTTGCCAGCCAGGGCTTGAGGAGACTATTCGGGCTCTTCCGCCGGAGCGGATTGCTCGATTAATTTTTGCAATTCGGCTTTCAAGCCTTTAACACCCGCTTTGTCCGGATTGATGGCCTCCGCTTTCAGGCATAAATCCAACGCTTGTTGATAATCGCCGTTGCGTTTTTTGTGTTTTGCCAGCATCGAATACAACTTGCTCAGAAACAGCGGGTGCATGTTCCAGTGCTCGGTCTCGGCGGTGGCGATCAGCTGATCCAGATACGGGCTGGCGCTATGCTCGGCAATCAGCTCTTTATTTGCCCAGTCATAGATAAAATCACACAAAAACTCGGCCATCGGGCAGGCCACATCGCGTTTGAATTTGTCGGGCAGTTTTTGATTTTGCTTAATCAAATACAGTGCCAGGATTAAACCCTGCTCGATGTCGCCGGTATCCAGCAGCCAGATCATGACCCACACGGCAACGTCGTTCGGGTAGTTATCCCCATTGGATAGGTAATCGTTGACGAAACCCAGGTAGGTCGGCAACAGGGTTTGTTTAATCCGCGCTTTGCCTTCCAGCGTGGGCTCGGCCTTGATTTTGCTCAGGTCGATTTCCATGGCGGCTTGGTAGTTATCCAGCAGCCCCTTGTCAATGTCGACAGGTCTAACAGCGCTGCGATCACTGCCTTTTGCTGCCGGATCAACGCCGATGGTTGTCGCCACCGCCGTCATAGCCAATCTCCGCGCTAAATGCCTTCTTGCCGGGCTCGTCATGGTTATGCCCAAGTGCCGGTAATGTTTTCGATTAAGCAGCCGTTGCCGTAATCTTCAACCACATAGGCGTCGTTGCTTGATTCGTAGTTCTCGATCCGGTCGCGTTTTGAGTTTTCGACCATATTTCTCCGGCGTGAACCCTCTTGCCAGTAGATACTCAGGTTGTCGAACGTGGTCACGAACATCGAGTTCGCCGGGAAATGCGGCACTCTGGCGGCAGGCAGGTTGCCAATACGTTTTTGGCTGACAATGATGTCTGTCGCCAGCGTTTCAGTTGGTGCTTGAGCCGTATTAATCAGCGGGAAATATTTATCGGCCAACAATGCCCGGCCGCAGATGACAACCAAGTCGGTAGAATCCTGGTGCCATGGGTCGAGTAGTGAGTTGACTGCGTCGAATACCAGAGCATCAAGATTGACGTAATCGTGTCCGGCAGCGGCACCCACTCTAATGGCCCCGGCGTTAGCGCCCTCGTCCATGACTCTGGCGACGGCGTTCGCGCGATATTTTTGCAGCCAACCGATGTTGACGTCCTGCAACAGCGGGTTTGTCGTTTTATTGCTGGTCGCGGCGCGAGAAGTGCCGTTAAAGCCGATCATGATGCGGTCAAGCGCCTGGCGTTTAAGGATTGCGTCGCGGATCAGGGTTTGGAAATTGGGGAACTTCGCCCACATATCCAGTTTTTGATACGTCAGATGGGTGTCCGAGTTGGTCTGCTCGCAACGGTAGCCATCGGTGTCTGTTGATGACGGATCGGTGGTTGCGCGATCTGTAGTGGTTGTATTTGTCGTGCTGGCAATCGGGCTGGAAATACCTAACCCGAGTTTTTCGCCCTCTTGTTCCGAGACGCCGACGATGTTGATTTTCCCCAGAAACTCGGAGCTTTCCTGCATGTTGGTTTCAAGGGCTTGCTGCACCGATGGTACCGCGGTAAATTTTTTACTGACGTCTGAGACGCCGTTTAATTGGGCGATTCGAGCGGCATACGCCTCGAATTTGGTTCTGGTGGTTGCTTTCATTTGTGTCCCTTTAAATAATGATCGTTATAACAGTCGATCGTTTAGCAATCGGTTTGAATTGATTCGCCAGCTCCGGCGCTGAAATGTTCCCCGGCATCCGTTCCGTTTTGCTCGCCGACCGCTTTTTTAAATTCGGTTTGCAGCGCGGCAAAGTCTTCACTGAATTTCAATAACTTGGCGGCGTCTTCGGTTTTTTCAGATTTAAACGTTTCGATCTCAGCGCTTAACGCTTCAATTTTGGTTAACGCCGCCGTGTAATCCTCAGAGGGTTTTTCTGTTGATGCGGCTTTCTCCAATTTCAATGCGGCGAGATCGCGTTCCATTGCGGCAAATTTTGCTATCAGAGCGTCTTGGGCTTCCTTATTCATAGTGTCCTCGTCGGAGTGTTTGGTTAGATGCAGTTTTTCGGCGAACCGAGTGAACCAGCCGGGCGGTTGATCGTCGTTGAATTGATGGTCGGTAATTTCAGTAAACGTGGAGTACAACACGCCTTTTACGGCACTGTCGGCAGTAAAGCGGACTTCCGTAGTTCCTGCCGATGCGGGGCTATCTGTTGCCGCGCTGCCGGTTAGATACCATTCTCCGGCGCCTCTAAAATTAGGCGTCAACTCCATGCTGCTAAACAGTTTTTGTTCCTGTTGGTTGAATGCCCGGTAATAGTCGTTTGGATTCATGATGGCGAATAAATCAATGCCGCCCTCATCGTTATCGGCTGTGCGCAATTCTTCAATGCCGCCCAGGTTGATCCAGCGGTAATGCTCGGGCCAAATCAGCGCTTTATAAGTGGACGGTTTGTAGTTTTTAGCCGCCTGGGTCAGCATAGTCGGGGTGATGTCGCGACCATCAATAGTTTTGCCGCTCCGCCCGATACATTTCCAGCCTGTTTTATCGTCTTTTGCCATAACACTCTAAAAAGTGAGTTTGTGTGTTCAGTTGTGCTCAATTTTAGGGGTGAATATCGCTCTTAACAACCTGATAAATTCCTTATAATTCCTATATTTAGCAGTTAGGGATAGCTCGGAATACTAAGCGCCTTTTTTTGGGTGGTTTAGTCATAAAATAGACTCGGACTATATAAATCGGGGTGAATGACGGTGGCTTTTAGTAAACAAAAAATAGCGGTTAAGCGGCTGGTGATGTCGGCTGCGTTTTGCAGCATCACATTTCTGTCTCCATTTTTTATGCTGCACCTATTCCATTGGGAACCAGTGTCGCCGGAACTAATGATGTACTGGGGCGGCATGGCATACACATCGGCACTGCACCGCATCTATTATGTTTTAACGAAAAGGGTCTAGCGGACAGTGGGAGCCAAACACTATTCGGCACAGACCAAGGCGCTGGCTGAACAGTTTTTCGTCAAGGGCTGGACGGTTGAGGAAATCTCGGCTGAGATGTCTATCGTTCAGAAAACTATCTATAACTGGAAAAATGCCGGTAATTGGGACGAAAAAAAGGCGGAAAGCAGCGCCGAGCTGATTATTGCCCAGCGCATTTGCGTGTTGGCGAATCGCGAAAACAAAACGCCTGGCGAAATAGCGGAGCAGGCCTCGCTGTGCGCGACCTTTGGCAATCTTAAAATACAACTGGCCCAAGCCGAGGCGATCAAGAACGGGCGTTATCAATCGCTCGCGCCGGCGGCATTTGATAGCGGCGAGGCCGAGCAGCCGAAAAAAACAGCCGGGCAGAAAAAACCACCGCGCGAGAAGAAGGCCAAAAACGACATTTCAAGCATCAGCGAAGAAATGATTATGTCGGTGCTGCACAAGCTGTTTTTTGCCTATCAATTGGTGTGGTGGGCAGCCAAGAACAACCCACTGTTGCGGCGTAACCGGTTTATCCTGAAATCACGCCAGATCGGCGCAACCTACTATTTTGCGTTTGAGGCACTGGCCGACGCGATCCTGACCGGCGAGAATCAAATCTTCCTGTCGGCATCCCGCGACCAGGCCGAGGTGTTCAAAGCGTACATCATCGCGTTTGGACTGGAACATTTTGGCGTTGAGCTGAAAGGTCAGGGCGTGATTACGCTGTCCAACGGCGCGGAGCTGCGTTTTTTATCCACCAACAGCCGCACTGCGCAGTCGTATCACGGGCATTTATACGTGGATGAGTGTTTCTGGATTCCCGATTTCGACAAGATGTGGAAAGTAGCCTCGGGCATGGCTGCGCACAAGAAATGGCGGCGTACGCTGTTTTCCACGCCGTCGGCGATCAGCCATCAGGCCTACCCGATGTGGTGCGGAGAGAAGTACAACCAAGGCAAGGCCGACGACAAAAAAGCCGAGTTCGATGTCAGCCACGCGGCACTGAAAGACGGCCTGATGGGCGCTGACAAGATTTGGCGACACATGGTCACGGTGGTGGATGCCGAGGCGCAAGGCTGCGACCTGTTCGACATCGATGAGCTGCAGGACGAATACAGCAAAGACGATTTTGCCAATTTGTTCATGTGCAAGTTTATCGACGATGCGAAATCGGTGTTCAACCTCGGCATCATGATGACCTGCTATGCCCGCGAGGATTACACCGACTACAACGACAAAGCGCCGCGCCCCTACGGCAATCGTCCGGTGGCTATCGGCTACGACCCGAGCCGAACCCGCGACAATGCCAGCCTGGCTATTTTAGCCATACCGCTCCGGCCCGGCGACAAATGGCGGGTGCTGAAAACCATGGATTTCCACGGCCAAAACTTCCAATACCAGGCCAACCGCATTAAAGAGATCGTCGACAGCCATAACGTGCAACACGTCGGCATTGATGTGACCGGCATCGGCTACGGCCTGTTTGAGCTGGTCGAGCAGTTTTATAGGCGGGTAACGCCGATCAACTACAGCAACGAGACTAAAACCGGGCTGGTGATGAAAGCGATCGACGTGATTGAGAACGGTCGTTTTGAGTACGAATCCGGCAATAAACGCATTACCCAAGCCTTTATGATGATTACCAAAACCACCACCGGCAGCGGGCTGATTACCTACTCCGCCGGCCGCAACAACGCCACCGGCCACGCCGATGTGGCGTGGAGCATTATGCACGCGCTCAATTATGAGCCGATAGCGGTGCGGAAAAAAACTACTGTAACTATGAGCGACTAATATGATCAATCGTGCCATTAATTTGTACCACACCTTGACCCAAAGCAAACCGGCGACCGGCGGCAGCCACGCCTTTACTTTTGGCGACCCGGAACCGATTCTGGCGAGTACCGCTATGGATTACCTGGGTACGTTTTTAGATATGGGCGGCGAGTATTACCGGCCGCCGATCAGTTTAATCGGCTTGGCTAACCTGATAGGCGCGAACGCCTACCACGGGCCGATTCTGCATTTTAAAAAGAACATGATTTTGAAATGGTTTGTGCCGTCGCCGTTGCTCAGCGCCAACGATATGGAGCAGTTGACCCTTAACCATTTGGTGCTCGGCAACAGCTATTTGCAACGATTGACCAATCGATTCGGAAAAACCACCAAGCTGCAATGCTTGCCCGCTATACCGATGCGCCGGGCGCGAGAAAAAGACTATTACATCAAATTGCTGGACGACGGGCGCAAGGTCGAGTTTAAGGAAGGCGAGGTGATTCATTTGCTAGAGCCGGAACTGAAGCAGTCGATTTATGGTCTACCGGAATATCTGGGCGGCATTCAGTCGGTTTTGCTGGGCGAAGAGGCGACGCTGTTCAGGCGTAAATATTACCTGAACGGGGCGCACATGGGTTATATCCTGGTCACTACCGATGCTGATATTGACGATGCCGACGCCAAAAAGATCGAGGCGCAAATCAAGCAATCGAAAGGGCCGGGGAATTTTCGTTCGTTGTTTTTGAATATCGGCAAAACCTCATCACGTGAACCGGTTAAAGTGATCCCGGTCGGCGACATCGGCACTAAAGACGAGTTTGAGGCGATCAAAAACATTACCGAGCGTGAAATGCTGGCTATGCACCGGATGCAGCCGGGGTTATCCGGTATTATCCCGCAAAATACCGGCGGCTTTGGCGATCTTGAAAAAACCATGCGCGTGTACCACGAGCTGGAGGTTATCTCTATGCAGCAGACGTTTTTGGAGTTGAATGAGATTATGGGTGATGAGGTGGTTAAGTTTAAAGATCCGGTTTGGACGGTTTAGGGCGAATATTACGTGTTTTGACGTATAGAAACACATGAATATATGTGTTATTTGCTATAATCCGCGAAACTGCGGAGAGCCAAATGCGTGTTGTATGCCCCCATTGCCAGATGAAAGCCTTGATCACCTCCAGTAACGAGTTGAGCGGTACGGTTAAAGATCTTTATTGCACTTGCACCAACACCCGTGAATGTGGGGCCAGCTTTGTGTTTACGCTGGCCTATAAACATGATTTGAACCCTCCGCAAAAAACTACGCTGCAAATTGCCGCTACGTTAATCAACAACCTGAAACCGGATCAGCGGAAACAGTTGCAGGTTGATTTGTTTGGGTAGACGAGCAATGAAACCTTTGCAAGGTCTGCTCGAATTAGGTGTGTTTATTGAGATAGGCACCTAAAACGGTGCCTATTTTGTGTTATATGCCACAGCAAACATTAAACACTTCATAGCCAAACATCTCACCAAGCAGACTTGACTCCGCCGCTGCCCTGGCTTCTTCTTCGGTTTCAAACCGCGCAATATCTTCTTTGTCGACCTGCTCTAGTGGCGTATAGCTTCCATCTTGCGTAAATAGCATTACAAAAAAATCACCTTTCATTTCGGGTTCTCCAATGGCGTATAACTATGTGTTCAAATGCGACGCCGTTCAGCGTCGCGGTTCTTTCAAAAAATCTACTCGGCGCGCTTTAACACGGCGTTAGGTACACTTACCAACAAACCCGTTGGTCGGGTTATTGCGTAGAAGATACCCGGCCTGCTCAAGCTCTGTGATTATTTCTCGCTCTTTCCAGCTCAGTTCGTGCCAGTCTTGTTCAGAAAATAACTCGGCAACTTTCTTGCAAATCACTTTTTCTCTGTCCATCTTCTCACCGTAGGTAGCCTAACAATTAATTGAAGGCGAGCGCCTAACGCTCACCGCATTGTTTAAAATCAAAGTGCTCCGCCTTAATTAGGCGTTATGCGGCAATTTCTACAGCAATTAATTCCCCAAAGCATCCATGCCCGCACCATCGATCATTTCCATAAACCCATGCCGCCCCGCTAAAACTAACCTTGTGTTTATATATACATGAGCACTTGTGGGTATAGCTCTGCCTTGTCATAATAGCCACATCTCCCTGTTTTGGGTTCTTTGGCATAACAGTGCGCTCAACCGGAGCGCGGACACAATCTTCGTTCATATTTCAATCTCCTGGGTCGCGCCCTGTTAGCTATGCGTTAGGCGCTATTACCTAACAAGCCCGAGCGCATCGCTTGCTATGTTATATGCTGCATCATTGTGGTGGTGGCCACGAATCTGTTGAAGGCGCTCTTTTAGTTCCTGCACCATCCAGATTTCGTGCTGGCTGCATGGAGTGTTCATGCAGCCTTTCAAGCGGCGGGCTGGTTAATTCAGGCGTTATACGCCTGCTTGTCGTTTCTCGGCCACCGCCCCATTCAAAGCGCATCTGAACAAAATTGGCTTGTCTTTGTGCCAATTTATTAATGTTTGTTCGGATACCTGTAATATTCTGGACAACTCAGCGAGGCTTTTCAGCCCCGCCTTTTTGCATTGTTCTGATGGGGTCATCTTCTGGAAACTTCATCATTAAACGCTTTTTCAGCATCATAGTATTCGTCAGTTCCAGGCTCTAATCCAGCCAGTCTTTCTTCCAGCTCTGCATTCAGAGCGTCTAATTCTTGATCGGTGTAGCCCTCGGTATTTTGTTGTGTGAACATTTTATATCTCCAGTTAGCAGTGCTGCACATCGCCTCACTTGCTGACTATTATACTAAAATAATTTTAATAAACAAGCATTATACTAAAATTATTTTAGTGTTTACATATCGCGTATAACACAACGCTCGTGCGGGACGCCAGCGATAAAGCCGCTGTCGCCCCACAGCTAAGCGTTAGGCAGCTTAAATTCGCCACACCAATCAGCACCTTCGGTAATTGGATGATTCCAGAATCGAAAGTCGAGATAAGAATATCCGTGCTTATCATCCTGCCATGAATCAGCTTCGCTTAAATCAAGTCTTGGCGGGTATCTCCTGCATTTCCCAGGTTTATCGTCAGGGTGATTGTCCTGCCCAACGTCATCAAGATGTATCCAAAATTTACACGAGTCATAGCGCTCGCCTAACCCGTCAGTCAACGCGGACTGGCCGACCTGGGGCGGTTTTGTAAGTTTGTTGTCGCTCATAAATCCTCACTTCGCTTAGGTTTCGTCACCGGCCAGCCGGTTACTTTTTGCGTTATACATTCATAATCCAAGCGACTCTCTTATTTTCAACTTAACTGATTTATCGGTCGCATATACCGCCCTTTCGTGTATGGTATTCATGTGTCGCTCAATTATTTCACAAAGCCAGTCAAGTTTGTTTGGGTCAAAATCCTTAACGCAAAATGAGTATCTGTGTCCACCCACTTCGTGCGCCAAAACCGGTATTCCGTCGTGATCTTCAATTGTCGCCATAAAATCGTATAACTCTCTGGTCAAATGGGACGCGCGTCAATATCTGCGCGTCGTTCGGTTTCATCTTGCGCGCCCTTTACCAGGGCGTTATATTGCAAGCTCAAGTTGCTCGTTACCCATAGTCCACAAAGCAGAGCTATTATTACATTCAATGCGTTCTGCAATTACCGCAGCTCGTTGCGATGAAGTTGGCGGGATATAAGAGCCGAACCGGCTTAAACTGCCACTATTTACAGCGGCGTTCGTGCTGTCAGCTGATGCTAACGGAAGTCGTGTAAAAATATCAGGGTCAAGCATTCTCAAACCATGTAATTTACATCTTGGCCTTCCATTTCGATCACAGCAAACACCCATAGCTATCGACATCCTGCGCCACCATTTCGATGTTCCAGGGCTTTTATATTCGCCCGAACTACCCAATGCAACAGTTTGAAAGTTGTCAACCAAATATTCTAGCCATTCAAGACTTTCGTGCATGTGCCATACCGGCACGCCTTTTGCTCTTCCGCCGATTCTTATCCACTTCATCACCCAGTCAACATTATCGGCCTCAGATCCATCAATGATGTCTGGAATTAATGCCCAATCAAACCCTGGATGCTGATAGATTGAATGCACCCACTTCCAATAGTCATCAAAATTAATTGTTCTTCAATATCAATCATATTTATTAACCTTAACGTTTTATGGTTTGTTTTGGTGCGCACAGCGCACCCTACGCGGCTTAGCTGGTTAATGTGGCGATATGTTACAGCTCTTGAAATGCGTATCCGCATTCCGTGCAGACATACTCAATGGGGTGGTCCCCATTAATTTCCATTATTTCATCAGTCGGCGGCAAATCCTCTCTTGTGTGAACGCTCTCTTCATCACATCTAATGCAAAATTTTATTTCTGGCATAGTCATCTTGTTCTCCTCAACGTTTAAAAATCCAACAGCGGACGCTCTTTCCTTCTATCCTGGACCGTATCACTTCATTACGTAAATACATGCGCTTTCTGCTGCTCGGTAGGTGGCTGCGCAAGGCCTTGCTCTCAATGAGTTCCTGCTTCATTTCAGCGCATCGATAGCGAAAGTGCTCCAGGTTGATGGCAATCTCGGTCTCCGGATTGCTGGAATGATTAAGCAGGTGTTTATCGACATAGGGTTCGCCTTCGGTGGTCATTGCCCGGCTATCGAGATAATCGAACGTTGCCCAGAATTGCTGCACGATGGAGTGTTCTTCGTTCAGCGACTCTTGGCGGGTTTCGGCCATGGCGATAACGGCACGATGGATGTTGGCAATGGTGATATCGGTCACAGGCACAACCAGCGAGAGACAATCGGCAAAGGCCATAATTTTGGCGTGGTTCTCGATGATCCGCTGCAGTTTGATTTTGGGGTTGCTCTGCAAGGCTACGCGGTGTTTTCCGAAGTGTTCGTTGAACTTCTTCAGGATGGCGTCGGCTCGTTGTACGCTGTGTAGCAGGAATCCTGACACGTCCATGACCGGTAGCATGTTGAGCCGGTCTGAGGCGTGTTTACCTTCAATTGAATGGTGCGAGCGGTCGAATTGTAGATGTGTGATACGGCTCATAATGGCTTCTGAGGCGACAACCGGGACGTTCTGGACGATCATCAGACCCGCTTTAAATACGGGCTTTTTGGTGCTGTTGTCTTGGGATTTAACGCCGGTTACGCGGCCGAATTCGCCGTCGAACAGGTCTTTTTGTTCATCCCAATTAAACGCTTTCATGTGCCGGTCTTCGGCGACCTTTTCATTGTCGGTTTCGTTGAAAACCACGGGTAGGTTGGAGACTTCGGCCATTTTGCGGGTGCGTCCGGCCAGTGTTGAGCTGTTGGGGTTGAAGGATTCGCCCTCGCGCCCCAGCAGTTTCCATAGGAAATCAACCATGTCCGATTTTCCGGAACCGGCTTCGCCAACCACTTCAAAAAACGGATAGCTGCGGTGTTGTTGCCGGATCTGTTCGACGACCAGGCAGCCTAGCCACCAACTCAATGCGACCATACCACCGGTACCGAACGCGGCTTGGTAATCGGGCAGCCAGTCGGCGACCGGCTTGGTGTTGAGTTTTTGTTTAATGTCCACGGTGGTTTTGATACCGGTTTTTTTGAGTTGGAAAAAGGATTCTTTGTTCAGTTTGATGATTTGGCCGTTTTCGACGGCGTAATCGAGGTAGACATAAGCGCCGGTGGTGCGGTCGTAGCCTACGTAGTCCAGGGTTTTGACGAATTTTGGAATATTCATCATCCAGTGCTCATATATATAATCGAGATCTTTGCTAGACCCTTTAAATAGTGCTGATGGGGTTTTATGTATTACCGTTTTTTTAAAATCTCCTGCTGAGCCTAAAACTTTTCCTGACAAATCTAATTGGATTTCAGGTGATTTGTTTTTAAATCCTACTCTAAAGAAAAATTGCCCGTCCTCGCCGTTGTCCGGTTTTTGGAAGTAGAGAAAGTCCATTTTAAAGGTGGCGATTTCTTTTATTTTGCTGGAGTGGTTAAAGGCTATTTTTTCGGCTTTTAAGGGGTCGTTTTCATGTTCTTTGGTGACGGCTTTTTCATATTCGGTCGGGTCGATGCTGAAGGAGTAAGTGCTATTGCCAAACGTGAAGACAAAAAAGGTCTTTTTCTGGTTGAATTCCCACATGGTTCTGGCTTTTTCATAATAGTTTGTCGCCAGTTCCAGACGTCCCAGATGACGGTAGCGGATCATGTCCTTGTCGGTCAGTTTTTGGGCTTTGTACAGGTCGTTCCAGTCTTGTTTTTCTTCATGTTCGCTGGAGATTGCCGCGCCCAGGTGTTCGCCCAGGTCTCGCAGTTTTTGGGCGTGTTTTTGCAGGCAACGGCGGCCGGTGGCATCGTTATCGATGGCGATGACCCATTTGACCTTTTTGCCAAGGTGCGGTTTGATCGATTCGGATGGGAAGGTTCCGGCGGCCATGATGGCCACGGCTTTAAATCCGGACAGGTTCAGGGCAATAGCATCGAGTATGCCTTCGCACCAGTAGATGTCGTCTTTTTCGTTGATGGTCAAGCCGGGCGGTTGCCACCACAACCCTTTAAAGCTGCCTTTGAAGTTTTTGTTGCGGGTTTCTTTGCTGCCGTCTTCGGCGGTGATGGTGACATCATCGATCAGCCGCTCCCACATGGCGGTTTTATCGTCGTTCAGGTAAAAGCGCACGGTGGCCGTGCCTTTGTCGCCGTGCGGGTGCCAGTATTTGCCTTGTTCATACCAGCCTTTGAGTTGGGCGGGGTTAAAGCCGCGAATCAGCGAGAGGTAGGCATCTGCGGTTTGGTTGGGGATTTCTTTGGTTGCCGGGTATTTTTTGTTGAGGTCTTCGAACAGGTCGGGGAACAGTTCTTTGCTGGTTGCTTGCCAGGTGCAGTTGTTGGTGCGGTTACATTGCACCATGCCGGGCTTGGCCGCCCAGGTCCATAAGGTTTTTTTGCCGCACGCGGGGCAAACGCCTTCGCGCAGGTGTTCGCCGACGGTTTTAAACCTGAATTCATGGACCAGGCGGTTGATGATTTGTGGGTTTAGGTTGATTAGCATGCCTGGGCCCACTCATCAAATGCCAAGATGAACTCTGCTGCCACTTCCGGTACGATGGAGTTGCCGAAGCCGTGGATGCTGCTCACTCGGTGGCTCTTTGCTCGACGGAGGCTTGCGCCATCAAGTCCTGCCAGGCTTGCCAGTCTTTGTAGGTAGACAGGCAGGTTTCGAAAGCCTCGGGGTAGCCCATGAGCCAACGGCTTAAGTGTTGGCTCAATTGGCCGGTACTTGTTGTCTCGGCAATAGATCCACTCTGGATTATTCCAGAAACCTGTCGTGGCAGGTCTCTCGGGTTGGTCCCGTTCCCCGCTTGATTGCGAGCATCCCTGACGACCGGCGTATGATAGCCTGCCAACTGTGCCGCTTGTTGCAACGATAGCCCGCCCTGCCGGCCCGGCATCATTTGCTGACCTTTGGCATTGTTCGCCAGCGCTGTCGGCCAGGAGGCCATGAGTTGCGCTGCTCCCTCTAAATTCAGTCCATGCCCCCGCTGCATTGTTGCCGCTGCGGCGTGATTGGCTCCGCCGTTGCTGGTCGTTGGTGTGGGCAAGCCAATATAATCGCTGGCGGCGGTGGAACGATCCGACGCTATGTGCGCCCAATACACAATGCCCTGCGGCGTAATTTTCTGTTTCCAGGTCTGTTTGTAGACTATCGAGCCATCCGTGCCTAATCGCGTCTTCAACTTGTTCACCAAAAATGATGTCAGGCCGGCGCTCTCTGATGAGCCGGTACATATCTGGCCACAAGTTTCGTTCGTCGTCTTTACCCGCTTTTTTACCGGCGCAACTGTAGGGCTGGCAGGGGCAGCTGCCTGTCCAAACCGGCCTGTCGTCTGGCCAACCGGCGTGTCTAAGGGCAACACTCCAGCCGCCGATTCCGGCAAATAAATGCACTTGGGTGAATCCGGCGAGGTCTGAGGGTTTAATGTCTGTAATGCTGCGGTCATCAACTACTCCATCGGCTATGAGGCCGTTTTTTATGTATTCTCGAAGCCTGGCGGCGGCTTTTGGGTTGTTTTCGTTGTAATAGGCGGTCATTTTTTTATACTCCACACATTCCTTCGCATTCGTTGCCAAACATATCGACTTGATAGGTTTTAAGCATTTCTTCAAAATCTATTGTGTCGAGTGGCTTACATGACCTGTGTAAAAATGGGACATCATGGCAAACGTCTTGAGCCATCGCGAATTGCATATCTTTTTCGTACTGTATGGCTAACTCAAATGACTCTAGCTCATCTGTTTTTAGTCGTAACCATTCAGCTGGCGAGTGATATGGACAGAACCAACAACTTGATCGTGGTGGCAATGGGTAGCCTTTTTCTTGCATCCATTTCAGGCATTGATAGCGTGTGTAGCGTTTTTCAATAAGCGGCCAGCGGTTTGTTACCCATTTATCACGACTTGGCTTCATGCGTTGAATTTCGTCCAGGCTGATGCCAATCCATTGCTCTACACCATTAATCTTTCCGCCTAATTCTCGTAGCTTCCTGCGTATAGGCTCAATCTTTGCATTAGTAGTACATTGCCGCTGTTGGATACCTATTTTTCCGTCTGCGCCCCTCATGAACATCGGCGGGGTATGCTGGATATAATTGTTACCCGCTTTCGATGTACGAACGATAAGCGATTTTTCTGCCAAATTTCCAAACGTGATCCTATGGACTGGAAATGGCAGCTGTTTTTCAAGCCAATCTAGCCAGGTATAAACACTTTTAGGTTCAGCTTGTACATCGGCAAATATCGCGCAATCCGGCATATCAATCTCGCCATGCGCAGCCATTAGAGCTAATGTCGACGATTGAACGCCAGCGCCCAACGATAGGACTCTTAATGGTTTTTTATCCATGACTGGTTTCTTGTTATTTTCGTTGTGGTAGGTCATTCTGCTGCTCCCGTCATATCCCGATATGCCGCTTGGCGCACGTCTTCCAGTTGCCTAGCAGTTGGTTTTTGGCAGTAGTTGAGGCGCTTTACGATTTGACCGATAAAGCGGTCAAGATGGTAGCGGCTATGCTGCGGCCAATATTGGCGCAGCCAGCCTTTGTCACTGAGGGGTAGTTGGCACATGGCAGTGTCCTCGTGTGTTGTCGAAAGCTGTTACCCAAACAAACGGATTTGATTCCACCTGGCCAGAGCCGTATATATCGCACCATTCACGCATAAAGTTTTGCACAGGGCTGGTATTGGTTTGTATGAAACCTTCGGCCATTGCGCCTGATTCACTGATGTCGTTCAATCGCTCAACCCATGCATTATTTATTGGTAATGTGAGGCGGCTAGCCCAGCGGGGCATGTGGATTGATGGACGCCAGCCGTAACCTCGAATATCCGCGCTGGTATCGCGTAGCGGATCATCGGCTTTATAGCGAATATCTTGACTGCAGCCCGATGAGGGTTTTACGGGTAAATAATCGCCGTTACTCAATGTTGCGAATGTCTCGCGCACCCAAAGACGATCTTCCTTTGTACCGTATGGACTGGGTATCCCATCGGCTAATGTTACGAATACACCGGGTTCGTCCGTTTCATAGCCCCAGTTTGCAGGATCATTCTGGTCATCGCCTTTTCCGCATAAAAACTCCGGTTGGGCAAAATTGCGGGGGAATTTAACCGGTCTCCTCGTCTGTGTTTTTGTTCCGTCCAAAATTGCGCGAACCATTGGGGAGTTGAAGAAAATCGGCCTTTCTTTCATGGGTGCTCTCCGTGGGACAGTATCTCGCGGACATCGGTCACTAATGCGTGCAGTACATCATCACGCCAGCCGGGGATTAGCCGGATGTGCAGGATTTGGTGGAACAGTCTGAAGCCTTCGGCATCCAGGTTGATTATCTGAAAGAGGCTGTTGTTAAACGGATGGTCTTTCCAATAGGCACTGATGAGGGCTTCGCCGAGGAATTCGCCGGACCAGTCTAGCGCACGGACGCGCCGCAATAAGGTTTCCGGTTCCAGCGGCATGGGGGTTAGGCCGCGCTCTTGGGTTTGACGGGTTATTGCATCGGCTAGGCTGACAGCGCTGGGGTGGCCGATGGTAATGGGTTGGACGGGGTTCATAGATCACCCCCAACGATGACTTTAAATTCTTCATCACAGCTTTCGCAATAAGTCGTAGCTTTAGCTATGGCGCTGATGTGGCAAGACTCGAATTCATAACCGGGGGCGAGCAGTTCTGCTGAACATAAGGGACAGCTAACTTCAACGTCGGGAAATGGGGCAGAAATTTGTTTCATGATTGCACTTCCTTTTTCTGGGGGGCTTGGAATGCTGCTTTTGCCGCTTGGTACTCGCTGCCCACTATTTCAATGACGTGATCACCGAGAGTAGTTATGTTGGCCTCAATGTAAACAAACCCTTGATGTTCGAAAAACACTAATCCACATAAAAACACCAAGCCCGCGTCAGTGCCCAAACTTTTAAAAATGTCGCGTTTTTGCGCTTTTATTTTGGGGTAGGTGTCCGCCCATTGTTGCAATAATTGCGCATGTTGCTGCTTTTCTTCCGGTGTCATTTTTGGCACTTTGGAGCGAGGGGATTGGGTGCCGCTTCGCCTATCCGGTTTAGTCCAAAAACGGCTGTCTTTTGGCGGTTCGAATATCAATCCGCAAAAGCTGTTATCGTCCGATGAATATTGAAAAATGGCATCCTGGGCGGAAAATGAATCTCTAAACGCCAAGCCTTCTTCTCTCATTTGATTAATCTGTTGCCGATGCAGTGCTGTTTCGGTCAATACGTCTGGATTATTGGTTTTGTAAAAAAGACTCATGATTGCACCGCCATTGCAATGGGTTTGGCATCTGTTATCTGTGCGTCGCAATCCGGCGCTTTAGATTCATTGTCGGTTATTTCTCCCTGATGAGTCTTTGATGGGGTCAAGCCTAATATTTGGCCCAGTTGCAGAACTTCGTCTTGATACGCTTTTATAAATCTGGATATTTTGCCTGCTGAAAATAGCAACAAAATGCCATCGAGTTTTGATATTGCGTCATGATAGGATTTATCTATGTCGGGGCAATTGGTCGAATTAAAAAAATCGCGTCTGAAATCAGTCACTACATCTGACACTACGATTCTGATCCTGCGTTCTGGTATGTTCATGGTTTTCTCTCCTCAAATTTCTTTAATCCGGCCTCCAAGTAGCGGTGGCAGTCTGCGACTGTAAACCGCTCGGTGGCGCCCAATTGCTTCTTTAATGCGTCGATGTTGGTATCGGTTTGCAGCATCGTTGCCAGTTCCGGTTCGGCGGTTTTTATGCCCAGCCAGAGCATTTGCCGCTGGCCGTTGGTCATGGTGCGCGGATCTATCATCCGCTCATGTTTGCCGACGTTGACGAATGGCGGAATGATCCGTTTGTCGTAATCGCTCATGGTTAATGCACTTGAACAGGGGCATGACCGGTGCTGGCGGCCATAAATAAGTTAACCGGGATTAACTCCCGTCGTTGTCCCGGCTCGATAACTAAGGCGACGTGATCGGCGGTGGAGTTTTCTACGTCGATATGCCATTTTGCGGTTCCGGTTTCGTGGCGCTGCACCATGCTGACGACTAGGTTTTTTATCTGGTCATAGGTAAAAAAAGGGTCTTCCAGTTCGGATAGTTTCAGCGTGGTCAGGTCGATAAAGCGGCTACGTTGTGTGGGTAGGTACGCGTCGGCGTCGATCTGGATGCGCGTCTCGATTAACATCAGTATCTGCGCCATTTTGGGGATGATTGGGTAAGTTTTTTCAGGTTGTTTTTGCATGACGTTTATCTCTCTCTATTGTTGGCGGTGTAAGCGCACCAGTCTAACGACGGATGTGCGGGTTTTTGGTGGTCTGCGCATGTCCGTTTGCGGAAACAGGGTGTTGCATAGGATCAGCAGCAATATGAATTTCAGGACGTGGTGGTTGCTGGTGTTGCTGGTGTTGCGGGTGTTGCGGGTGTTGCTTAGGGTTATTTCTACGTAGCCCAGTTCTCGTGCGATGAGTACGATCTCGCTGGAGCCTCGGGCGTCGAGTTTGTTGGCGATGTTTTCGATGTGTTTGCCGATGGTGCGCGGCGACCGGAATAGGCGATCGGCTATTTCGGTGCTGAACAGGCCTTCGCACATGTAGCGCAATACTTGGGCTTCTTTCTCGGTAAAGGGGCCTTTGTCGATGATCTGTGCATGTATCCGCTGCATTTTAGGTGTTCCAACGTATTTTTATGTGTTGACGGGTTGGCGATAATGTAAAAAAACCACCCTGTATCAGGGTGGGTGCCAATCAGCAGCGAGGAGGTGTGTCTTCAATAATCTGGTTGCCGATAATTTTTATCGGGTAAAGCGCCTCAAGCCCGGCGTTTAATATTTTTCGTCTCAGGGCGCTGGGATAGTCGTTGGTTTCTGCGGCCTTTTTATTAATAAACGCCGCAACATCTTCGCTATGGCGAATGTTTAACACGACCATTTTTGTGTTTATGGGATCGGTAGGTCCTTTTTTTATGCGTTGTTTTGATGGAGGCATGTCTATTCCTTGTATAATCGAAAGAAAACTTTTGTTGGTAAAAAAAACTTATGACTACTATAACGCATAAAAAACGGAGTTCAAGAGATAAATCACATGAAATCGTGAGGTTCTTGGAGATGATGGAGGTGTTGGGGCTTAAGTATGTTGATATTGCTAGTAAAACTGAAATACCTGAACGGACGATAACCAGTTTTATTTGGGAAAATAAGCCGCTGGGCGGGCAGTTATTGCGGAAAATTCACACGAAATTTAGTGTTTCACTGGACTGGCTGTTGTCGGGCACGGGTTCGATGTTGCTCAATAAAACCAGTGAACCGGCGGCCGCTTACGCGGTCACGCCAGGGGCGGATTCTCGCACTATCCGTATGTGCTCCTTTATTCAGCAGTTTATGTCTACGGCGTCGCCGGATGAGCAGGTGTGGCTGGAGATGCAGTTAAAAATTCATGTTCCTCAATATTTGCGTTTTTTGGAGCAGCATCATGAATAGTGAGCAGATTTTTGAGTTATTTAATTCGATTCCAGAGCCTTATCGGATGTTGTGTATTGATGCGGCGGCGGTGAGTTGTTGGCTGTATCAGCAAGGCCATACGGCGGCGGGGATGAAGTTGCTGCATGTTGTGATTACAACAGCAGAGCTGGATTCTTGGGTGTTTCAATCGCTGATGGATGATCCTGAAAAATGTTTTGCGGGGATGGCAATGCATGCCGAGATCAGGGCGCTGATAAAAAAAAATTCCGGTTAGGCCTTCGGAAAACCGTAACATCTGTGACATGTTTTTAAGGCGCTTGTTTTTGTTTTTTATAATCAAGCGGATACGGCGGGTTCTTGAGAATGGTTTTACTGTGACATTGCCGTGACATGGCGTTACACAGCGTTTTCTTATATACGCTACAGGGCTTTATCGGCGCGGGTTGTGGCGTTTTTTTAAGGGTGTGACATTTTGTGACAAAACAGTGACTTTTAAGCGTGACAATGTTACGCCAATGTCACGACTTTGTTACGGTAAAAGTGTCTTTCAATATCCTATGTAACCTTATGTTTTTATTCATATTTTTTATGTTAATTTATTTTATGTCACGTTTGTTACGCTTTTCCGAGGGCCTTTTCAAAAAAAAATTACTCCGCCACACGCGTGCGTGTGCATACGCGTGAGGCTTATATAAGTGTCTGTTAAGCAAACAAAAGACGGCAAATGGCTGGTCGAGATCGATCGGAAGGGAATACCGCGAGTACGGAAGTCGATTGTTGTCAAGGAAGATGCCGAAAGATTCGAAAGGGAGTACCTATCGATGCATCTGGCCAGGAAGAAGGATGAGCCTACCGATCTGCGCACGCTGAAAGAGTTGGTGGAGCTTTGGTATAAGTACCAAGGGATTAATTTGTCCGACGGTGAGAGCAGGAAAAGGAAGCTTGATGATATGGCTAGCGCTCTGGGTAATCCGCAGGCCTGTCGTTTGACGGCCGAGCAGTTTGTTGAGCATCGGTATAAGCGGTTACAGTCCGGGATAAGCGCAAAAACGGTTAATAATCAGCACGGTTATTTGTCTGCAGTATTTAATAAGCTGCGCAAGTTAAAGGTGATCGATTACGGAAATCCGATCAATGAGGTGGATTTTATTAAGATCCAGGAGCGTCAGCTGTCGTATTTGTCGGTCGACCAGATCAAGTTGCTGCTGGATACGATCAAGATCGGTTGTGTCAATCAATCGACGTGGTATGTGGCGCAGATCTGTTTACGGACGGGGGCCAGGTGGGGCGAGGCGGAAAGGCTTAGGTTTAAGCAGTTGCATAATTGCCGGGTTACGTATGAGTTTACTAAGTCAAAAAAGACCCGGACTATTCCGTTGGATGGTGAGTTCTATAATGATTTGATCAGGTGGGCAGGGTATAAGAATCCGGATGACAGGGTGTTCACTAATTGCATTGGGGCGTTTCGTCGCGCTGTAACCAGGTCGGAAATTGAACTGCAAAAGGGCCAGAATAGCCATGTGTTGCGGCATTCGTTTGCGAGCCATTTTATTATGAATGGAGGGAATATTCTGACGCTACAAAAGATTCTTGGTCATGCCGATATTTCGCAAACGATGACATATGCGCATCTTGCTCCTGAACATCTCGCTGATGCGGTTAGGCTTAATCCGGTAGTGTGATTTTGGTTCAATTCCATACGTGGGAATTGAACCAGCTTCTAAACAATAAACCTATAGACTGGCGGCAAAGTGGCGGTAAGCACCGCCTAAAATCGCCAGTAACCGCCATTAAAAAGCATTGCTATATTTATAAGGTATTGAAAATAAATAAGTTATTTTTTTATATATTGATAGGCGGGGTTTTCAATTCCCCCCGCCTCCACCATATAAACCACTGAATTATAACTAAAATATAAAGTTATGATTCAGTCATTGGCGACAAATTGGCGGTTCACGAATTCGTGAATCGCCATTTCTATTCAAAAATTGTAATTTCAAATATGCGTTTTTAAACGCTCAACTCTTAGCAATTCCGCTGCTTCAGCGCCAATACTTGTTTCAAAATTTATTTCAGTGAAATTTTTTTTCGCAAAAACCGCGCGGGTGAGGAGGAGTGATTTTCGGGCGGGGGACGGGCTTGCCTGGGATTTGCTGCGTGGTGGTGGGTGGCGGTGCTGGAGCCGGGCGTGGAGCCCGGCTATTGGTGGGTTAGTGGAGGGTTGCGGCCAGGTCTTTGATCAGGGTGTTGAGTAGGTAGTAGATCTGGATCGGGGTGATGGTCTGTTGCTCTACTGCGGCGCTGATGCCTTGGGCTGCTCCGTTTAGGGCGTGGATGAGCTGTTCTTGTTCTTCTGTCATCGTCCGCTCCTGTTAGGTCAGCTTGGCTTGTGAGCTGACGAATAGATCAACCTGGTCAAAGGTTAGGGCTATCCACTCGGTGGGCGGTATGGGTTGGTTGACGATGTTGCAGAGTCGGCGCAGCTGGTCTTGTAGTAGGCGTCGTCTGAATGCATTCTGAGTATTTACGATTTGTAAGGATAAGCTTTCAATCTGTTTTGATATGCTGATCTGATCCTTGATGTCGATGGTGCCGAAGAAGCCGGTTTTGCGGATCTCGGGCAGTACGGTTTCACACACCCAGTTGGCAAATTCTTTGGCTTTGGGTTTGTTGGAGCGAAAGATCAGGTGATAAAGACCGGCTTCGTTGATGAAAACAGCTTCTTGTTCACCGCCACCTCGTCCATTTTCGGCGGAAGGGGTCTGGAGTTTCCAGACCCCTTTCCAGTTTTCCGGCATATTTTCGAGGGTTGCTGATGATCCTGACCAGACAATGTCAAGTGCCGTGCAAACGTCTTTGGCATTGAACCAGACTTCGCTATGTTCGTCAGTGGCGGTTCGGATATCCAATTCGGAGAACTGGAACGGGTTGGCAAGGGTTTTTAGTTGGCTCATGTTACACCTCCCGAGTCAAAGCAGGGGGTAACAGCAGGGCGCGGCTCACACGGATAGCGCGTTGGTAGCGGATTTGGAACAGACGGACGGGGATTTTGTGGTGTGGCGCTACGGATAGTAGCCAGGTTAATAGCTTATTCATGGGTGACTCCTTACTGTGGTTAATTACCACCGACCGGAGCGATCAAACTCATGGCGGTGGATGATGTATCGGGTTGATCGACCGGGGCAAGGAGCCCGGCGAGCCTTACGGCTCCCCCATACACCACCCACCATAATAAATGTGAGGGCATAAAAAAAGCCATGAGCCTTACGGCGCATAGCATCTGCGCCTTGCTTAATCGGTCGATCAAAACCGACTCTCGTTTTTTGCGAGAGCGTGATTAGATTAGATGTTAATTTTTTATTTGTCAAATGAGGAGAAGATAATGAGTAAATTAGTTGAATGTAAATCCTGCAAGCACAAAGTCGACCCGAGTGCGAAAACCTGCCCGAGTTGTGGGGTTGGCAAGCCCGGCATTAAAGGCTGGCAGGGCTGTTTAGGCATTCTAGTGTTTGGCCTTGTATTTGCCGGGTTTATGTCGCTTAACGATTCAACTAAGCCGCCTTTAACGCCAGCCGAACAACGAACAGGTCTGCTCAGCAAGCAATTCAGCCCATTCAACGGATCGCATCTGCAACTGACACCGCTAATTAAAGCCAGCATGAAAAACCCGGACAGCTATGATCATATCAAAACCGGTTATGTCGATAAGGGCGATTATTTGATCGTAGAGACGCAATATCGAGGCACCAACAGTTTCGGGGCGGTTGTTCCCAATGTTACACGGGCAAAAGTTGCGATTGATGGACCGGTAATAGAGGTCTTGCCATGAGCCAAAACAACAACACCAATATCGACAACAATCGCCTGCTCGACCGTAGCATTGATGAACTCATCGGCATCTGCAAAGGCATCCTGTTCGATGGCATAGTCAGCTACGACGAAGCCAACAGCCTCTACCTCTGGTTTCAAGCTAACCCTAAAGCCATGCAAGTCTGGCCGGGAAAAGAGCTTTTTTACACGCTCTGCCCGATGCTTAAAAACAACGCATTAAACACCGACGATGAAGAGCGCCTGTTAATCCTGCTGAGTAACATCATCGGCTTACCCTCCGTGGTTAACTCCGGAACCAATGCCAGCAGCCAATTACCGCTAACTGATCCAGCGCCGGCCGTATTCTTTGACCGCAGAGTGTTCGTCATCACCGGCAACCTAAAAATGGGCGCACGAAGAACCGTCATTCAAGCCATTGAAGAACAGGGCGGCGAAGTGGTGTTGAAAAATATCCGAATGGACACTGATTATTTAGTCATCGGCGATATCGGCAGCAAAGCCTGGATGCATTCCACCCACGGCCGCAAAATAGAAAAAGCCGTCGAATTACGGGAACAAGGCCATGGCATTGCGATTATTTCAGAGCAGCACTTTATGGACAGTCTTATCCCGAATATCGAACAGCAAAGCGCATCGATCGACGCCGCGAACACCAACATAACGCCATTTTTCACCGCTTTTATGCAGCACCTGGATGCGTTCGAGGCGTTAGAGCAAAAAAATATCAAAACCGGTTTATATGAAAACGGCGTTTACCTGCATCAATGCTTTAAAAACGGCAAGCCGCAAAGCCTGCCTTCGTTCAGCGTCGAATTGGATGAGGACAATGACAAACCCTGGGGCGTTTATGGCTTGTCGACGCCGTTGTTATTTGATGTGCCTGAAGAAGCGTTGGTTGAGTTGTTGCGTTTGGCGAATATTTAGGAAAGAATAAAAGATATCGTTAAATTATCTAAAACATTGATAGGGCAGGATGAGGAATATGACTCAAAATGAGCAAATCCAACAATCGCTAGAAAAGTTAAGGGTCATCGGGTTAAATATCGACCTAGAGACAGTGCGCCAACTGCAAAAGGCGTTCTATAACTTCAGTGCGGCCGGCGAGCAGTTATCTAAAGCTTCTCAATCTGTATTTGACCGTCTCGGACAACAGAATATAAAGGTCATAGCAAACAAGAAGCCTTATTGGCGGCAGTTCGATAACAGCAAATAAGTCGGCAACGTCGGGCATAAACCGCATGCCCGACTGCCCTTATCGCTAATTACCCCACGATTTAAAATACTCTGCCATATCATCTATGGCCACATCTAAGGCGGAGTCCAACGACTCCGTCACCACCGATAATAGCGAACGAATTCGGATCATGTCCGCCTGCGTAGGCCCCGCGTCTCCCGCATTGATAGCATTTGTGGTAAATTTTAGCGCATTGATGTGCTCGCGCACTTTCAGCATCTTGTCATTGATTGTTTCTGTTGCTAAATTCTTATCCACTTGATTACTCCTAAAAAATATAATATAGGCAACATTTTACAGTTAAATTTCCAGAAATATTACATTCATGTAGGTAACAGCTTACAGATTATGGCGATTCTATCAGTTTAGGCGTATTTTTCTTAATCAATCCCATCAAGACGTTAATCTGTCCACCGCCCCGTCAAATTCGGCTTCCCCCATCTCACAGCCGACAAACCCACGCCCCAACTCCCTGCAGGCAATCGCTGTCGAGCCGCTGCCGACAAAGGTATCGAGAACCACATCGTTTGGCTTAGAGCTGGCCTCGATAATATGCCGCATCAGATCCAACGGCTTTTCGCAGGGGTGTTTGCCCGGATACCATTGCACCGGCTTAAAGTCCCAGACGTTGGTGTAGTGGACGTGCTTGGTCACAGCAAAATGGCGGCGTTGTTGCTTGATGGCTTTATATTCCGCTTTTAGCTGGCCGTAGGGCTTTAAGGTGCCGCCGAATAACTTATCCATCGTTTGGTAATTAGCCAGGCTGGGAAACGTCCATTGCGATCGATCAAACCAGTGTCCGGACATTTGGCAGCCGCAGGCCTGGTCGATTTGCTTTCTTGAAATTCCTGCAGCAGTTCTGGCATTGTCCAAATAACTGCGAATCGATTCAAAGGCGAACGGCATTTTTTTGCGGCTTTCGGCAAAGAGGATGTGTTCGGTTTGGGGGTAAGGTAGCGGCGCAGGGAGTTCTTTGTTGCCGCCGTTATGCCGACCGCTGGGTTTGCGCCAGATCAGGTGGTTAAGCAGGTTAAAGCGCTGGCTTACGGCAACGTCTACCTGTGTGGCCAGATGCGGCCCGGCAAACAGGTATAACGAACCGGCCGGTTTTAGCACGCGGTGATATTCCACCAGAATACTATCCAGCCAGGCGAAAAAGTCGGCTTTGCTTTGCCATTGATTGTCCCACGCTTCGCCTTTGACCTTGTAATAGGGCGGGTCGGTGGCGATCAGGTCGATGCTGTTGTCGGGCAGTTGCGACAGTAAGGTTAAACAGTCGGTGTTATGTACGGTGATGCCGTTGTTTTGGTAGGTTCTCACGAGTTTCACTCTTGCAATGACACTCGTGGTGTTCAGGTTTGGGGCTCTCGGCCCTCAAGAAATTTAGTGTGTTACAGCGCGGGCATTTGATCTGCAATGTTTGATAGATGCCCATGCCTAGTTTTTTGCTGCAGGCTCCGCAACGGATGTCTTCCATGATTGGCCTTTGTTCTTGGTTATGCCATCCTTGGCATCTGGATCCCGGCATTCCCTGCCGG